CTCGTCTACCTGAACATTGTCAGTACCCGCATACTTGCCAAAGATAATAGTATCTCCAACTTCGATGCCCTCAATACCAGTACCTACAGCTCTTACTTCACCTTGAGCAGGTACGTCTTGCTGGCTGTGAGTAAGAATAATACCACCAGCGCTAGTGTCCTCGATCTCTTCCCTTTTAACAAGTACTCGATCTCCAATTGGTTTAACTCTCATCACTTTCTTCCCATTCATCTTTAATAAAATCAGCAAAACGGCTGATATAATCTTTCTTCGACAGTACGGGGTCTCCTACACTGTCTCGCTCAATACAGTTCTCAATCCATAGTTTCTGAACGAAGGTATCATAGAGTGTCATTTAAGGATCTCCAACGCCTGAGCTTTGAATTCCTCAACACTCCAGCCTTGATTGTAGTTGCCTGCTACTGCTTCTTTAATGTTCTTATCATTAGCTTCCTTAGAAAGAATAATGCTATCTCCAAGATGACGCTGAGCAATCTCAAGACCATCACCTTCCATAACTACCTCATGTGCCCAGGTAGGGTCATCACTCTCTTCCATAGCTACTAGGTATGTATTGTGGAAAGTGCTTACTGTATCTACCATGTAGTATTTGATCATGTTCTTTCCATCTCCGCTAGTTTTCTAACCGCTACAAGAAAATCATGCTGACCAACATAGACGTAGCTACGGGTGATCCACATCTCGTCTGACGCTCGACGACCAGAGACACGAAGAACGAAGCCGTTCTCTGCCATCTCAAAGTCTGCCTTCTCATCAATTACTTTAAATTCTGCAAACATTCTTAAATCTCCTGTGGTAGTATAAATTGTACTAAGTTTGGTGGCTCGTAGTTCGGGCCTTTCATTACCTTGCCATCTTCGCGGTAGATAGGTCTGCCATCTTCACCAAGTTTAGTCATATTGCTACGGTGAACTTCTTGATAGCAATCATCGAGATCAATACCAAAACTGTGTCCAGCCCCGTAAGTAACGTAAAGAATATCAGTAAGTGCGTCAGCAATCTCTACAATATCTCCAGCAGCGAGAGCAACCGTAAGCTCTTGTACTTCTTCTTGAATCAAATCAAGTCGCAGGGCTGCGAGGCTATAACCGGGAACAGTGGGGCGGTGCAGTACTTCTTGACCGAATGCTTCCATAAAGTCACCGGCCTTCTCAAAATTGCTTATTGTAATCATTATGTTATTCTCTTTAGTAAGTCTTTGCCTTCTTGGGCAGGGTAATCGTATAGTTGTATATTGTCGAGGAAGTAAAGAATCTCGTCCCAGTGTTCGAGGCTTACTGTCCTAGCATCGTGTGTTGCTATGAAGCCGCCATCTGTCATAGCATCCCGCATCAAATTCATTGAGTTAGTAAGCATTTCTGATGCAGAGTCAATCACTTGCTCTTTCAGTAGCTCTTCTTTGTTTTCAGTTACTTGGCTAAAGATAGTGTCATAGTTAGCTTCAAACTTCTCTTTGTCTCCAGGCCGCTGTTTACTGCCCTTTCCACCATGTGTTCTCATCGTATTAAGTCACTCCACTTACGTAATTTTTCATATTTAGCTGCGGCGAATTCAGCTGCACGATCAAACTCTACTAAACCATACTGGTCGAGGAGATCTGTCATGCAGATTAAGTCACCTGTTTCATGTGCAAGATTTGACATATGCTCATGCTCTTTACCAAATCTTAGTATCTTTGAGCAGGCTTGGACGAGCTCACCTGCTTCTTCCATTGTAATGACGAGAAGCTCTATCTCGCCCTGTGTTAGTTTATTAGATAGCATCCTTACCTTCCTTGTACAGATCATAGGCAGAAAAAGCTAGTAAGCCAACACCTATGGCAGTGAGTATCCCAACATCAAACGAGATGCCTACTACAAGATTGAGGATACCAACGCCTGCAGTGTTTAGAATATTACGATTATAGTTGCTCATTACCAAATCTTCCCAGAGTTAGTTTCTGCATCTGTGATCTCATAGTCAGCGTGGTCTACAATCTCAATAGATTCGGTTGCATCAAAGTGAAAGCCTACAGCCTTGAGAAAGTACTCGAACTGCTCAAGCATATCATTGCGTGACATATCTTTAGTAACGATAGAATACTCAACAACCACATCTGGCGAGCTGCGGAATGGACATTCGTAAGGGTATGAAGTGAATTTGTAAGATGGGTTTGACATTTTTATTTTGCTCTCTTTGTTTAGTTTATGCGGATATTATACTAGCCTTTGGGTTACTTGTCAAGAACTTTTTTTATGTCCTTCTTAAAAATAGTCCAGTCTCCACTGTCGTTCTTATACCAAATAATTTCTGAACCAGGAATAAGTTCTAGAGTATCACAAGCCCACTCAGGAAGCTCAATGGCTAGGTTCCCTTCTTCATCTTTAAATACTGTTGTTAGTCCCATAGTGTTTTCTTTATACGATAAAATTTAGGAAGGCTTTGAAACTAAAGTATATCACAAAAGCCCATGTAACAAACGCAGCGTATGCAATAATATCGTCTAGCATCAGTCCCATAAGCTCTCATAGTACTTGCCAAATAAAAGGAAGCCTTTAGTGATTCTGTCCTGGTATTCTTTTCGTGCATCCCAGTCGCAACACCAAGTATGTTTGTCTCCCCAGACTACTTTGGAATAACCATTGCCCATGTCTTCTGTTCTTAGATCTGTTGTGCCACTAATGAACTGATCTTCCCAGTCTTCAAGTTTGCTACTGAATGCAAAGATCATTTCGTCGAGCGCCCAGTACCATGCTTGATGATGGAACTCATCAACATCACCACTCTTTGTGTCAGGTAGTGTGCCAACTAAGTTTTCAGGACGATCTTCCAACTCAACAAAGGGTGAGCCATGAGTACTATCACGAAGCTGAACTAGCATCGGCACAACGATGTGTGCAAGCGTTTCATCCATTGACCACGTATCATGCTTATCAATCTTCACATATTGACTGTTTTTTGTAATAATTGCTTTCATAGCAGGTTCGCTGGGCTGCTAAGCCATGTTTTGCTAGGTTCAAGAGTAAGAAATAGGCCACCGTCTCGAGAGCTGATCTTCAGTACTTCTCTACCGTTGATAACACTTCCAACTTCAATGTATGGGCCACCGCTTGGGTCGCACATACCGAGATCTTCCATGTCAATATTGTCTTGTCCCTTCTTGCCTCCAAGTCTCCAGTATTCGAGATCGCCCATGATTTCAAAGATATTGTTCTCTCTCTCTTCGAACCAGTACTTGTTTCCATATCTATTTACATATTTCTTCATCGTTTTCTCCAGTAATTAGGTGAGCAGTTTCGAGACATACTCAGGTCAGTCCTAAGGTAGTTAGGACATTAAAAAACGAGTAACGATGAGATTGCGATTCTCAAATCGAATTACTGACACCGAGGTGTACTCTCGTCAAACCATTCTATCTCATGGCCAGTGATATCTTCAAAGTGCTGTATTAGCTCTTCATATGGTACTAGCTGAGAAGACGCGAAGGTATCGAGATATTCAGAGAGTAAGTGCCAAGATTCGGCACTCATAACACCAAGACCGTACTCAGACTTACCACCCCAATACTCTTCTTCACAAAGACCATAGATGTCTATACGACCACATGAGTATGACTCTAGAAAGTCTTTGTACTCAACAGCAGGTAATATCTCACCGCTTGTCTTCTTCAACACATACGGTATGTTACGATCTTCGTACCAGAGTGTTGATACCGGCCCCATCCAGTTTGTACTATAGTGTATCATATTAGGTTCCACCCGTGGTTTGCTATGGCATTGAGTATAATGAATATGCAAGTGACCATATGAACCAGCCACCAAACAGTACGGACAATCGCAATACTGTCTGCTTGTTTATTAGTTTCTCCAACTTTCTCTCCTAGGGACTTTGCCCATATTCTCCAAAGTTTTTTCATGACCCATGTAAAGGCTTCTGTCCTTCCTCTAAGTACCAAGGAATCTCAGTCCTACAATCGGTACACAGCTTCATATTCATACTGTGGAGTAGTACTAGATGTACATTGCCACAGTTTGGACACTCTTTAGTTGTCTCTTTCATACTTTATCCCACCCATACCACTCTAGAAAATAGAGATAGTGTACTCGGCTTTCAAAACTTACAGTATCTTCATAAACATCTGTGAATTTACTATGCTGCCATTGTTGCTTTGATAAGTTTATCTTACACCAGTCAAGCGCTTCTCTGCGTCTGTCTGAATGTATCCGTAGGCTGTATTTTGAACCTACTACCCATCTGCGTTTGTAGTCTGCTATCTCTTGTGGAGTCATTTAATCTTTCCGTTCTCTGTCTTTCTGCTTTTCCATCTCTAGAAATATACTAAAAGATGCGTAAAATAGTGCTATTGCAGCTGTGGTTCCTAGTATTCCTGCTAAAATATCTAACATTCTTTACTCCAAAATAAATCAACCAGTACATCCTCAAGGGCGTATGCTTCAATTTCCCACGGGGTCTCAGCGTACTCAACAGCCTCGTAGTCGTTTCCTTTGTAGTAGTAGTTGTCTGCGTTAATCTCGCCACGAATAAACTGACGAGCGTGAACTAGCTCATGTGCTAGGTTGGAGGCAAGTATTGCGTCACCATAAGGCAGGCTCTCACCACAATCAAGGTTGAAGTGGGTTGCTAGTGCAATCTCCACCTCATCTGTAGTACCGTTACATAGTCCCGCATAGCCTTCACCAATACACTTTGTCCAGGTTATCTCAATATCTGCAGTTGGCTCATCATCAAAGAGTGCTTTTAAACAGTCTGTAATGAATGCGTCAAATTTAGTGTCTTCGTTATAATATGTAATCAATGCTTGCTTCTCCAATTTATAAGAGTATTATACGGCGTTTTAAGGCGAATGTCAAGAACTAAAAACGTATATCACGGCTCCATGGTACGTCTTTTTCTTTCTCGCATTTTTGCGGAAGCCTTTCTTCTGTTCTTTTTCTGACAGGGTTTTTCGTAGAACTGCTTCTCTTTGTGCTTGAAAAGAACTCCACTCTCTGTAACTTTTTTACGAAAGAGGCGCAGTGCCCCTTCAACATTACCATTTTTAACTTTAACTTGCATTTATTCATTCCAATCATCGTCATCTTCGATGCCTTGTATCATCAACCATAGGATCAGGATTGTGCATACTATGTAAATTTCAGGGGTTGTCATTTAAAACGTACTCCTCGTTTGCGTAGGTAGGAAACCTGGTTACGGATAGATCGCTCTGTTCTGTCGGGTATCATGTCCATCACTTCATCTATACTAGCGTTGAAGTAATATGCCCGCAGTGTGTTGCGCTCAAGTTCTGTCCAAGGTTTCTTTTTATATTTTTTCATGGGCGTATTATAAACCAAAGTAGGTAGTTTGTCAACAATTATTTCTTACACCCCTCGTCACATGGTAAAAATTATCCTTGACAAACTGGTGCAAATACTGTATAATCCCTCGTATAAAATGTTGAAATTGATTGAGGAAAATTTATTTAGTTGTTGACAGGGTGCTGTTTTCAACGTATAATATGTTTTTGAAATCGAGCTAATAAGGAAAAAATATGATTGAGTATGCCATTTTTATGTTTTGCATGATTGGTTGCGGCTACCATAGCCACAACTTAGGCAAGCAAGAAGGTATGGAAGATGTTATTGCCCATTTAGTCGAGACAGGACAAATTACTTTAGACGACGAACTATAATCAACGGAGATACAGCAATGCCTATTAAATTTAAAGATTCAGAAACAGTAGTAGACCGCAACACTAAGAAGAAAACAACTAAGAACTACTACATTCACACAATTGCTACAGACGAGCTACAAAAGACTTTAGCAAATGAACACACGCGTGGTCCTCGTAAGCAGAAAATTCGTAATGAGTTAGTACGTCGACAAGAATCATTAGTAGAGGCAACGAGCGAAGCCTAGTAGGATTGGGAGAACCCGGTCGAAGAACTCACTACAATAGAAGGTGTTTTAATACGCCAAGAGACGGAGATAAAAGTGAAAGATCGTAATGAGGCCGCTTGCTATTTTTGCAATGTGGTTACAGCTGTAAGTTGTTTAGCCTTACCATTTATAACAATATACGCCAGCATGCAATAAAAGAGGATTAGCCCATGATGAATATAGACAGAGTACGAAAACAGCTAGAGATTGACGAAGGCGTAGTATATGAAATCTACGAAGATCACCTTGGCTACGAAACGTTCGGTATTGGACACCTAGTATTGACAGGAGACCCTGAGTTTAACCTGCCAGTAGGTACACCCGTATCAGAAGAGCGTGTAAAAGAAGCCTTTGATCATGACCTCACTATAGCCTTGTTTGAGTGCATGCAGCTATATAAAGATTGGGAATACTTTCCAGAGGAAGTCCAAGAGATATTAGTTAATATGCTATTTAATCTTGGGCGGCCTCGACTTAGTAAGTTTAAGAATATGAAAAAAGCATTGGATTCACGATGCTGGGAACTTGCCGCTACAGAAGGGAGAGACTCTCTTTGGTATCGCCAAGTAGGCAATCGCGCTGAGCGGTTGATGGGAAGACTAGAGAATGTTACAGATACTTAGTGCAGTAACAGGACTAGGGAAGACTTGGCTCGAAGGAAAGAATGCCAAATCAAAAGCGAAAGCAGAAGCAGAAGCCACAGTAATGGTTCAGGCTTCTAAAAGTGTCGCAGACTGGGAGTCTATCATGGCTCGCAACTCTGGTGGCTCTTGGAAAGACGAGTGGCTAACAGTACTCTTTAGTATCCCTATGATACTATGTTTCTTTCCACAAACAGTAGGTTACGTCACTGCGGGGTTTGATGCCCTTAGTGCAATGCCGAGCTGGTATCAGTATACTTTAAGTGTAATTGTGAGTGCATCGTTTGGTGTTCGCTCAGTAGTAGGATTCATGAACAAGAAAAAATAGTTCTTGACACTCTTCCTAAACTTCGGTATAATAGTTATTCAAATTTTAGGAGAGTACCATCAATTTATTTTACCTTGACGCAGACCTTGACAAATGTGCAGAATATCACGTTGATAAACACGTCAACAAGATGATACTCGAAGCAGCACAACTTATCTGTACTAATCTCTGGATAGATCATCTATTCGGATATGTGCCTAGACTTATTACTAAGGAAGAGAACGCTATTCTTCAGACGACTCGTAAAGAACAGAAAGAGTTGCCTATGGAAGAGCGTATCTTTCCTTACCTTCCTACAATGCAGAACCACCCTAGTTGTGTTTGGGTGCGTTCTTCTCTCGAGAATTTTTACTGGACTCACTGCTATGCGAACGCGCTTGGCAGTGAGGCTCATTATCGCTATGGCAGCACACACAAAAGCCTAACAATGATTAACAATCTTCCAGACCCAAAGCATATCGAAGACCACGGCTTTACTCAGTTTGCTCTTGCTATGACTGAGGAGTTGAAAGATGATGACAACCCAATACAGGCCTACCGCAACTTCTATATGCTTGACAAAGCCACCTTTGCAGGATGGAAGCATAGAGACAAACCAGAGTGGTGGGACGAAGAACTAGCAGACTATGACAACAGGATATCAGGACAATGAGACCAAACCAACCACAAGTAGAACTTGTATCAACATCTTCGCCAGACTTAATTGCAGACATTGCATACATGGCTAGAGTATCAAACCCTAAGAACCAGAGCAACGAACTGACTTCACACAAGCTAGTGAAGTATCTCATCAAGCACAAACACTGGTCTCCTTTTGAGATGTCCGGTATTACGCTAGAGATCAATACTACTCGTGACATTGCTCACCAGATCGTGCGTCATCGTAGCTTTGCTTTTCAAGAGTTTAGCCAGCGTTATGCAGACCCAAAAGAGATGGGATACCCTTTTGAGTTGCGTGAGTGTCGTTTGCAGGATACTAAGAACCGACAGAATAGTGTTCAAACTGACGACGAGTTGTTACACGAGCATTGGGTATCCCAGCAGAAGCGTGTCATTGATGCAGCTTCGGAAGCCTATGCTTGGGCTATTGAAAATGGTATTGCTAAAGAGCAGGCTCGTACTGTTCTTCCAGAAGGTCTAACAAAGACTCGTTTATATATGCACGGTACTGTACGCTCCTGGATACACTACATTGATGTGCGAACTACTCCGGGAACGCAGAGAGAACATATGGATATTGCTAGAGCCTGTGCTTATGCTATCAATCCGATGTTCCCTATGATCAAGGATTTTGTTCATGAAGAAGATGATCAACATAGCACCTAGTGGAGAACTACCTGTGTGGAAAGATGAATCAGAGATTAAGTCGCTACGGGGTATCCTCAGACAAGAGGGTGGTAGCCACTACAAGCTAAACATTCAGCCTATCGAGTATATCCATGCGAACGAGCTGGGTTTTATTGAGGGCAACATCATTAAGTATGCCACTCGACATAAGAAGAAGAATGGCGCTGAAGACATTAAGAAAATTATACATTATTGTGAACTATTATTGGAGTTAGAGTATGGCGAAGAGAGTAAAGAAGAAGGACTACGAGAACCTATCGAGCAAGAACATCGAGAAAGTTATAGCACTTCTAAACCCGAATACTTCAGCCCCAGTTACGGAAAAAGCGATAACTAAGAAGCAGGCTTGTGATATACTCAATATTGCGTATAATACAACCAGGCTAAGTGCCATCATCGAAGGGCACATAGAGCAGAAAGCATATGTTAAAAAGCGTAAGTCACAAAATCGAGGCCGTCCTGCCACTGATGCAGAGATTGGGGAGGCGGTTACAGACTATCTACAAGGTGCGAATCTTACCGATATTTCAAAGCGTCTTTTTCGTTCCGTCGGGTTTGTACGAAACATTCTTGAACTCGTTGGAGTGCCGCAACGACCCACAGGAGAAGAACGAAAAGCAATAGATTACTTCCCTGATGAGTGTGTGTCTGAGGAGTTTTCTGAAGGTGAGATCGCATGGTCGGCCATCTACCATAGTGCAGTAAAGGTAGGTAAACGCCTCACACAAGACTACCAAGAAAGTAAGCCCGGTCTTGCAACTGTAGACTACGATGCCAAGTACTCGACCCCCGTGTACCAAGTCTACGTTGTTCAAAAGGTTGATAGCGAAGATACATTCTTTTCGAGTGTGACCCAAGGCGGCTTCAGTGCTTACTCTAAGGCATATGATCTAGGCAAACTAGAGCATTTGAAAAAGTACGGTATAGATTTAACTAGGTTGTAAAAAATAGTTCTTGACAACATGGTTGTTTTTCCCGTATAATATCTTTTCTGAAATCGAGGAATATATGGGACAAAGATTCTACGAACAACAGCTTGCAAAACTGGGTAATTGCCCAGGAAATAAAACCCCTAACAAAAGGAAACGTAACATGGCTTGGACAGATGAGCTAAAAGCAGAAGCAGTATCACTATACGAACAGGCAGAGCCTACCCCAGAGAACAGCATGGAGATTGTAAAAGACATCGCTGACGAGCTGGATCAATCACCTAACGGTGTTCGCATGATTTTAACAAAGGCTGGCGTCTATGTTAAGAAAACCCCAGCTGCTAAAGCAGCTTCTACTGGCGCAGCTACAGGTGGCACTCGTGTCTCTAAAGCAGCAGCACAAGAAGCCCTCACCGCAGCTATCACTGATGCAGGTAAGCCTGTTGACGAAGAGATCATCTCTAAGTTGACTGGTAAAGCAGCACAGTACATTACTAGCCTACTTTCTGACGAAGGTTAATAAGTAATAACCCTGCTAGGTTCGCCTAGTGGGGTATTTTTGCACCTCCTATAATTGACCTTTGAGTATGTAAACTAGCAATGATGATTGCTAACTACTACAAAAGGAAACTATAGTGAAAAAGCAAGAACTAGCACGTTTAGTGCAGGACTATGGAGACGCTATTATTACCTATCGTAGCGAACACTCCAGAAAGCTAAAATATAATGTTTGTACCTTAGACTTTACTACTCCGTATATTCAGGGTAAGAAAAATCGAGCTAAAGAAACAGAAGATACTCTTCTCTTCTTCTGCTGGGATACAGATTCTTATAGATTGCTTAGACCTTCTAGCGTATCAAGTGTCGTACCACTGTCATCTATTCTTAAGAATGAAGGCAGACGATAATGGATATACACGAGGCTCCTGAAGCCTACTCCCGTGTAATACATTATGATACAGTAAAAGAAGTACAGATTAGGTTAACGGTCAATACCTTCAGGGGTGTTGAGTATTTACATTTGCGCAAATACTATATGGACTTTGATGAAGAGTGGAAGCCAACACCTGAGGGTGTAGCTATGCCGCTTGATCTCAGTAACTCTCGTGAGCTTTTTGCAGGGCTGACAGAGATACTATCACTAGCAGAATCAAAGTCGCTTATTGAGGATAATTTTATGGATTTAATTGACGAAATCTATAAATAGTTCTTGACAAGGATCTGAAAGTTGCGTATAATATCACTTCTTACTTAGGGAAATTATATGCAAAAGTTTTTAGATCGAGCAAGCAAGTTATACTATGAGGGTACTCCACTCCTTTCGGATGAAGAGTTTGACCTCTTAGCTATAAAACATCACTACAACTCTGTTGGCTACACTGTTACAGATGCGGTTCCGCATACGTATCAGATGTACTCTTTACAGAAGTGTTTTGATCTTGCTAAAGCTCCATTAGATATTAACGAATGTATCTGTACTCCTAAGCTAGATGGAGCAGCAGTATCTATCCTATATGTAGACGGAAACCTAGAGTTAGCTTTAACTCGTGGTGACGGTATACAAGGTAGAGATATTACTGATAAGATGAAACACCTAGTACCTACTAAACTCCGTCGAACAGGTCGATTTAAAGACTTATACAATGGTGTTGTGCAGATTACTGGTGAAGTAGTTGCTCCTAGCAGTATTACTAACTCGCGTAACTTCGCTTCGGGGTCGCTTGGTTTGAATGACGTTGAGGAATTCAAAACTCGTCCCTTAGTATTCGTAGCTTATGATGCTTATCCCCATTGCGTTCCTACTTATAGTAACGAAATGAGTATATTAAAGCAGATGGGCTTGAATGTTGTTACTCGATTCGATTCTACAGACTATCCTACTGATGGCGATGTATATCGTCTCATAGATACACGTGATTTCGAGAAGTTAGGACACACTGCTAAACACCCACGGGGTGCTTTCGCTCTCAAAGAGCAGAAAGCGGGTGTCGAAACAACCCTTGTTGATGTAGTGTGGCAACTAGGTAAATCTGGTGTAGTCAGCCCTGTAGCGCTCTTAGAGCCTGTTGTGGTAGGCGATGCAACAGTATCTAGAGCTACATTGCACAACATCCAGTATATACGCGATTTAGACCTAGAGATAGGATGTAAAGTGGAAATTATACGTTCAGGAGAGATCATACCTCGCGTTGTAAGACGCATAGATTGATTGCTACCTTCGTAAAAATAACTCTTGACAATAATCTTAAAACGCCGTATAATACATATTCAATTTCAGAGGAAAGACCATGACGAAAATCGAAGCCCCAACTACTTGTCCATCTTGTAGCTCAGTCTTAGAAGACGTCAACTTTCTTTTGTATTGTAGAAACGCATCTTGCGGAGCTAAGATCTCAAAACTGATAGCGCATTTCGCCACTAGCCTTAAAATCAAAGGATTAGGTGCAGCTACTATCCAAAAGCTAGACATACAGTCTTTCGAAGAATTGTATGAACTAAGCCTGGAGGATATCGTAGATGGTCTAGACTCTGAGAAGCTAGGCGAAAAGCTACACGCTGAGATTCTTCGCTCCACAGATGCACCTCTAAATGTCCTTTTACCGGCATTTAGTATCCCTCTTATCGGGAAATCAGCTTCGGCAAAACTATCCAAGGTCTGCATAGATATAAACGAAATAGACTATGATATGTGTCGTTCTGCTGGTCTCGGTGAGAAGGCTACTGCTAACTTACTTCATTGGCTAGAAATGGAGTTCTTTCAACTGAATATGCTACCCTTCAGTTTCGAGTTTGTAAACAACGTAGTACCCTCAGCCACGCAAGGTGTTGTATGTATCACTGGAAAGCTAGTGAGCTACAAGACTAAAGCCGAAGCACATAAGCTCTTACAGGAGCTTGGTTATGAGGTAAAAACCAGCCTGACCAAGGATGTCACGATTCTGGTAAATGAAAGTGGCGTAGAATCCGCCAAAACTATTAAAGCCAGAAACGCTGGCGTAGAAATTATAACTAACCTAACTGAAATTATTGGAGAATAACATTATGTCAACTTTACCTAAGTGGACTGACGAGCGTACTGCTCAACTAACTGAATTCGTCGGTGGCGAAAGCCCCGTATCACAAGCTACTGTTGCAGACGCAGCTGTTCAGCTTGAAACATCTACTCGTTCCATCTCAAGCAAATTGCGCAAGATGGGTTTTGACGTAGAATTAGCCTCTGCAGGCGCTGGTAAGTCTTTTACCGATGCTCAAGAAGCTACTCTTTCTGCTTTTGTCACTGACAATAGCGGTTCATACACTTATGCAGATATTGCTGGCCATTTCGAAGATGGTGCTTTCTCTCCTAAGTCAATCCAGGGTAAGATCCTGTCTATGGAACTGACCAGCCATGTTAAGCCTGCTCCTAAAGTAGAAGCTGTACGCACGTACTCTTCTGACGAAGAAGTCACCTTTATCTCTATGGTAAATGATGGCGCTTTCGTAGAAGCTATCGCTGAAGCAATGGGTCGTCCAATCAACTCTGTTCGTGGTAAGGCTCTTAGCCTCCTGCGTGCTGGTGAGATCGGCGCTATTCCTAAGCAAGAAGTAACTAAAGGCGCTTCGAAAGAAGATCCATTGGCTACCTTGGGTGATCTGAGCACTCAGACTGTTGAATCTATCGCTGAAGCGATTGGTAAAACTGCTCGCGGTGTTAAGACTATGCTGACTCGTCGTGGCCTCGTTGCTGCTGACTATGATGGCGCAGCTAAGAAAGAAAAAGCTTCTGCTTAATCTAACTTAGTATCAGCTACCGAGTACTCGGTAGTTACAATGGCAGGCTCTACGGGGTCTGCCATCTTTAATATGAATCGGGAGAATTTCATTGAATATTGCTAGTGCCTTAATTAAACGCACACTTGAGTTACAAGACTTCGAGACTTGGACACAGGTGCATAAGCGTTATTTGCCTAGTGAGTATCACAGTTTGCATTCAATTATTGATAAGCATTCTGAGAAGTTCCATAAGATGCCCTCGATTGAGGATCTTAAACTTGAGATTCGTGATTCTAGTACCCGTGAGAAGTTGTACGCTGTAGAAGCTGTCAAGGCAGATGCAGAACCGTATATGCTCCTTCAGTACTTGAAGAACGAATATACTCAGAAAGAGATCCTAACCTCGCTCGAAGATTATGTCGAACACAGTGTAGCTTTTGAAGATGCACAAGAATCGGTTGATCACCTTCATCAAATTGTCCTCGACATCGAAGACAAAGTTGATCTGGAGGAACCACAGGAAAGTATGCAACGTATTGAACTGTTCGAGCCTGAGGAAGATTTAGCTAAGTACATACCACTTGGCCTCAACGAAGAGTACGACCTTGATATTCAATTCTCTCCCAGAGATTTGGTTATGGTAGGTGGTAAACGAGGTGCAGGCAAGTCGGTAATCTGTGCTAACATTGCAAACAATGTTTATGAATCTGGAAAGTCGGCTATCTATTTCACTATTGAGATGGATAGTCGGTCTATCTTGCAACGCTGTTGCGCTATCGCTACTAAAGTACCTTTTTCACGTCTACGCACTAAGAATCTTAGTGTTGCTGAGTGGGAGAAAGTTGCAACATGGTGGGCGAATCGTTTTGTGAATGGGCAAGACCGTTTGAAGGAATATAAAGAACATAGAGATTTTGAGAAGTTTCACTCAGCACTAAAGACAACCTGCGAGATCCTCCCGACTCAACAGTTGAACATAGTCTATGATCCCTCTCTCACCCTAGCCAAGATTCGAGCTGAGCTTGATAAAAAGGTTAAGGCGATGAATGTCGGAGTCGTTATTGTCGATTATATGAACCAAGTAAAGCGGTCGAACCTTCCATCACGAGGCGGTCAGTACGACTGGACTGAGCAGATCGAAGTAAGTAAAGCATTGAAGTCAATGGCACAAGAATACGATTGTACCGTATTCTCACCATATCAAACAGACGCTAGTGGTGAAGCGCGTTTTGCTAAAGGTATTCTTGATGCGGCAGATGCTGCCTATACTCTTGAGACCTGGGACCACGAAGACGGTTGTATGACCTTCAATTGTGTTAAAATGCGATCAGCTGCTATGCGCTCTTTCACTTCTGAAGTAGACTGGGAGTCATTAAAAATTGGCCCAGAGTCTGCTCTCACTCCTAAAGAGAAAGACGACTCTACGCATAAAACAGGCGAAGACGTCCACGATCTTTAAAATAGTTCTTGACTTTCATCCTTATTTTGCGTATAATTATGTTTAATAAATGGGGAGAAAGCAAATGGCACACACATTCGGTAGTTTACGACACACAACCTCAGGTAGAAGACGAAAGCCTTTACCAAAGAAACGCAATACTTATACACCAAACTTTGCTCCGCTGAAAGAGTCCGATTACTATCGTAGAGATCTTATAGAGTATAGCTCTGTTAGAGAGTCTGGCTCTGCTACTGAAAGAGTTGACAGATCAGCCTGGGCCGATGCTTGTAGATTTACTATTGCACCTGCATATAACAAAGGTGCGTATCAAGTAATCAGTAGAGAAAATGTAAAGGATATTGGACGATGAGCGAGAAGAATTATCCAGACAATTGGGTGGTCTTAAAGAATACCCTCGGCGATGAGACTATCTATAAAGTACTTGGAGGCTGGTCAGGTTCTTTTGCTTGGGGAGACTCCTGGAGACTTAATAGTGGTATTGTGAAGGTTGAGGAGAGCGAGAAGTATTGGACTTTTCACGGACACTCTGGTAGCGAGTACATCTGCCATAAGAACAGCTATGAGTTAAGAATGAATAATGGTGGTATATGTAAGCAGATTCTGGAACAGTTTCCAGGTGCTGTAGAAATGATGGATAAAAACACTGACTGGGCAAACTTAGTATGACAGTAGAAGAACTACTACAGCGGAAAGACATTTATTTTATACCTAAGGGCGGTGACTTCCTAGTAAGTTGCCTCAACCCTGAACACGCAGATAGAAATCCAAGTATGCGGGTGGATCAGCTAACTGGTATCTTCCAGTGCTTTTCATGCGAATACAAAGGCAGCCTTTTTACGCATTTTGGGGAAAAGGCAAACCAATTACAATTACGACGAGAACTATTAAAACGTAAAATTATAGATAAGAGGTCAGAAAGTATTGGTTTGTCTTTTCCCAAGAATGTTATGCCATATGCAGGTAATTGGCGAGGTATTAAGCCTGAGACTTACAAAAGATTTGAAGCATTTCAGCACGCAGATCCTGATTACATCGGACGCATTGTATTTCCGGTACGAGACATATCTGGTCGTATTACAGCGTTCAATGGTCGTCATACAACAGGCGGTACACCTAAGTATATGATCTCGCCTGCGGGTGCGAAGATGCCTTTATTCCCTATAGTAAAGCCTATACAGGGTGCAGTTATTCTAGTAGAAGGTATCTTTGATATGATCAATCTACATGATAAGGGCTTAACCAACGCAGTCTGTACCTTTGGCACAAAGAACATCAATGAAGACAAACTAAGAATGTTATCTATTCAAGGAGTTGACTCGATAGATATATTCTTTGATGGAGATGCTGCGGGACAAGATGCAGCAAAGCACGTACAAACTATGTGCGAAAGTGTAGAGTTAGCACACAGAAATATTTGTCTCAAGGACACTGATCCTGGGGCTTTACAAGAAAAAGCAGTACAAACACTAAAGAGAAAATTATATGCCTAAAGTTGCATTAGTAGAAACTAAACCAAGTAAGACCAATTTTAATAATGAATTTGACCACGAGTTTGAGTTTGATCGCTTTCAACTCTGTTCAGACCCATTCATCAAGAAAGTACTAAAGCGAGACTGTGATATTGAGATCAATACAGACGAATACGACTGGATTATCCTAGTAGGTAGTGATGCTTTGAAGTACTTTACTCCAATTAACTCAATCACTGAGTATTCTGGTAAGAAAGTAGAAGAGAAGTTCTTGCCAATCATCAACCCTGCAATGCTGGCATTTAAGCCAGAAGCTCAACGTACCTGGGACGACTCAAAGAAGAGTATCCTAGAGTACATTCTCGACCAGAAACAAGACACTGTAATCACAACCCATAATGCTTGGGGTATCCAAGACACTGCTGAAGCGAATGCTTTCTTTCAAGCAGCTATTGATGCACCTCTGCCTTACGTTGCACTCGATTCGGAAACTACGGGGTTGTACCCTCGTGACGGCCACATCCTTGGCCTGTCTCTTTCTTATGAAGCAGATCGCGGGGCTTACATAGACACAGAGTGCCTAGACGAAGAGTCTGAGCGTCTTCTGCAAGAGCTGTTTGACAAGAAGACAGTAGTATTTCATAACGCTAAGTTTGATATTGCGTTCTTTGAGTACCACTTCAACTTTAAGTTTCCTCAGTTCGAAGATACAATGCTACTGCACTACCTGATTGATGAAAACCCAGGCACTCATGGATTGAAACAGTTGTCTATGAAGTATACACCCTACGGGGACTATGAGAAGACTATGTATGAGTGGATTGCGACATTCCGCAAAGAACATGGCATTCTCAAAAATGACTTCAACTGGGGAGATATTCCCTTTGATATTATGAAGCTATATGCAGGCATGGATGCAGCCTGTACCTTCTTGATTTACGAAAAGTTCGTAAAGATTAAACAAAACAAGCGCTTGTGTAAAGTATATGAGAATATTCTTATACCTGGTTGCCGATTCCTTACAGACATTCAGGAAAACGGTGTACCTTTCGATGTGGGTAGGCTAGTAAAGTCTCAGGCATTGATGCAAGACGAGATTGACGAAGCAGTGGCAACACTTTATAAGAACCCTGTTATCGCAGAATTTGAGAAAGTAAATGGAAAAGATTTTAATCCTAACAGTACTGTGCAGCTTCGCAGTCTTCTTTTTGACTTTATTGGTCTCAATCCAACTGGAAAGAAAACTGGTACTGGAGCAAACAGCACAGATGCAGAAGTACTTGGAGAATTGGCACAACAGTCCGAAGTCCCTGGACTTATCTTGTCCATACGTCAGAAGTCAAAGATTAAAAATACTTATCTGGACAAAATCATACCACAGTTGGATAGGGATTCTCGACTACGTACTGGTTTTAACTTGCACAGTACTACTAGCGGCCGCCTTAGCTCTAGCGGTAAACTCAACATGCAGCAATTGCCTAGGGATAATCCCATTGTAAAAGGTTGCATTAAAGCAGCTCCAGGACATAAGATTGTCGCAATGGATTTGACAACTGCAGAAGTATATGTAGCGGCAGTGCTTGCAAAAGATACAGCATTGATTGAAGTATTTAAGGCAGGCGGTAACTTTCACTCTCAGATCGCTAAGAAGGTATTTAAGCTACCTTGTGAAGCATCAGAAGTAGCTGAGCTATACAGCACACAAAGACAGGCAGCTAAGGCTGTAACCTTTGGTATTATGTATGGTGCAGGACCGAAGAAGATCAGTGAGCAAGTTACAAAAGATTCAGGAACATACTTTAGCCCTCAGGAAGCTACTGAAGTTATTAACGAGTACTTTGCTGAGTTCCATAAACTAAAATCATGGATCGAAGAGAACCAGAAGTTCATCAAACAGAATGGCTTCATTTACAGTTACTTTGGTCGCAAAAGGAGATTACCAAATGTCGCCTCGACAGATTCGGGCATCCAGAGCCATAGCATTAGGTCTGGTCTTAACTTTCTGGTGCAGTCTGCTGCTTCTGATATTAACCTCCTAGGAGCAATTGATATGGGCTCATGGATTAAGGCAAACAAGAAGAAAGCACGTATCTTCGCCTTAGTACACGATTCCATCCTAGCAGAAGTACCAGATGAAGAAGTTGATGAATACATGGAGCAACTAGCCAAGTTTATACAGATGGATAGAGGTATTTCTATTCCAGGTGTTCCGGTTGGTTGTGATTTTGAGATTGTACACCAAGACTACTCCGGTGGTAAGTTCGAGAAGAAATATGGTAATTACATACAAGACGCTGGCTAACATAACTTTTCCAGTGTTCCTGCTACCAAACAGTAACTGGGCTTTACATGATGGCTTATTATTTCTAGATGAGAAGCTCCTTGACGATAAGAATATGTCCGGGGCAACTCTTGGAATACGAAGAGCGCAGACATCTTACCCAGAGCTGCACCGCTTGAGTAGAGCAATTAGTAGTAAACATGGAATACTAAAGCAAGGCACAAATTGTTTTATTGATAGTAAGGGAGTACCTTTTATCTATGAGAAAACACTAATGTCTACGATGAAGTATTTAAAGATTACAGAGGTTGTGCAAAAGGAGACAGCTTCTATAATACGAGTGAAAGGATGCAAGACCCCCTTCACCGTACCACGGCCTCCCGATTCGAGTATGAACTGGGCTGGCATTCTGCATCTGCATGGACTTCCGTGGATGCTTTACGAGTATTCTGAAGAGAAACTCAAAGATACCAGAAGAAAAGTATAATATGGCTAAAAGAAACAAGACACTAGCAGGCGCTAGCTTAACATTACATGAGATTGAACCTTTAACCCGTAACCAAGTTAGAGCATTTGAGTCAAAGAAGAATTTGATTCTACATGGTCTAGCAGGGACAGGCAAGACCTTTATCTCTAGTTACCTTGCATATGATGATATGTCCAAAGGTTTATATGAGAAGCTAGTAATTATCCGTAGTGCTGTACCAACTAGAGATATTGGTTTCCTCCCTGGAACTGAAAAAGAAAAGGCTTCTGTATATGAAGAACCTTATAAGGATATTGCTAATGAGCTTTTCCAGAGAGGTGACGCATACGGAATTATGAAGACAAAGAATATAGTAGAATTTATGACTACCTCGTTTATTCGAGGAATTACACTCAGAGATGCAGTAATTATCATTGATGAGTGTCAAAATATGTCATTTCATGAGCTAGATTCAATTATTACCCGTATGGGCGAGAATTGTAGAGTTATTTTTTGTGGAGACTTCCGACAAGCAGACCTGAAAGGCAATGGAATGAAGGATTTCATGAAAATCCTCAAGCGTATGGAGCTTTTCGACTTTATCGACTTTCAAGTAGAAGATATTGTTCGATCCGACTTCGTTAAATCATATATTATAGCTAAAAATGAATTGAGTCTATGAAGGCAGTAATTAGTAACAGAATTTATATGGATTGCAGTGCCGAACTTCAACAGAAGATCGACAAAGAGCTTACGTATGCGATTCCGTCCCATAATCCACTTGATCCTCCTCAGATGATTAAGAATATGGGACTTATTCGCAACGGGTTGATCTCATTGCCTATTGGACGTATGGATTTGATACCAGATCACTACGAGATAATCGACAAACGTCTCAAGGTGCCCGTAGAGTTTCCAGAGTTTAAGTTTGAGTTACGACAAAGCCAACAGGATGTATATGACGAGATCGAAGACAACGCTATTGTAAACGCATGGGTCAGTTGGGGCAAGACTTTTACAGGTCTTGCAATAGCCGGTAAGTTGGGTCAAAAAACACTTGTTGTTACCCACACTGTCCCACTGCGTAATCAATGGGCTAAGGAAGTAAAGAAAGTCTTTGGAATTGAGCCTGGTATCATAGGCAGTGGGAGATTTGAACTTGATGCTCCTATCGTCATTGGCAATACCCAGACTTTGTACCGAAACATAGACAAGATCCGTAAGGAGTTCGGGACTATCATATTGGATGAGATGCACCATGTTAGTAGCCCGACCTTTTCTAAGATTCTCGACACAAATTATTGTCGATATAAGATAGGTCTATCAGGCACTATCGAGAGAAAAGACGGAAAACACGTGGTATTTAGAGACTACTTTGGCTCTAAGCTATTCAAACCACCAAAAGAGAACTATATGACACCTACAATTCATCTAGTACACTCTGAGATACGCTTCATGGATGGGGCAAAGATACCTTGGGCAAATCGTGTAACAGCGTTAGCCAATGATGAGGAATACAAGCATACTATCTCAATGCTTGCCGCAGGATATGCTGCCAAAGGACATAAAGTCTTAGTGGTCAGCGATCGAGTCGGTTTCCTCAAGTCCTGCGCCGAGCTGACGGGTGACAAAGCCGTTTGTGTTACAGGGGAGGTATCGCATGAGGACAGAGAGACGCTTGTGGATGAGATTCTCTACGGGGACGCTAATGTTCTCTACGGAACGCAGGCAATTTTCTCAGAAGGCATATCAGTAGATACATTGAGCTGCCTAATACTGGCCACACCAGTAAACAACGAGCCTCTACTAACGCAGTTGATTGGTAGAGTTATCAGAAAGAAGGAAGGTAAGATCTCACCTGTTGTTATAGATATACACTTGAGAGGCAAGACTGCACAACGTCAGGCTTCAAATAGGGTAGGATTCTACATGAAACAGGGTTGGGACATGAAATACCTTTAAAAAAATAGTTCTTGACAATTACTTAAAAAGAGAGTATAATACGTGTTCTTATTTAGCTGGGAGAAGGTTTTTAACGAGGCGGAGGGAAGTCCGCTTGAATGTTGTCGTATCATGGAAATGCTTATTGAAAAGCAAATACCAAAAAATAAATATGACCCAATATTCAAGTATGCAACCAAGTCCTTCAACGGTACGAGTTTTATGTTACATGCCGATGTTATGGCACTCAACGCTTATAAGTACAGTCACAGAGATGTGGCAATATATTACGCCCTAGCTGCAGTTCGGAGCATGGCGGATTACATAGCAACACAACAAACCACACTAGATCTATACCATGTACCGGTTGATCTAGAACTAATCGAAGAAAACAGCCTACTTCGTATAGGTGATGGCGTAGTCCATTTTCTATATGAGGAAGTCACAACGGAGAATACACACTAATGGCATTATCATTTAATAAGCAAACTGGCGGCGCACAAAAATCATCTATCTCTACTTTTCAGTACAAAGATGGAGACAATAAAATGCGTATCGTCGGCGACATCCTAGCTCGCTACGTCTACTGGATTGAAGGCGAGAACGGCAAGAACATTCCTTTGGAGTGTCTATCATTCGATCGCAACGCCGAGCGATTCAACAACAAAGAACAAGATTGGGTTCGTGAATACTTCCCAGACCTTAAGTGTGGCTGGAGCTACGCTGTACAGGTAATCGACCCTACCGATGGTAAGGTTAAAGTAGCAAATCTCAAGAAGAAGTTGTGGGAGCAAGTAATTACTGCCGCAGAAGATCTTGGTGATCCTACTGATCATTCTACTGGCTGGGACGTATGTTTCAAGCGAGTAAAGACCGGCCCACTGCCTTACAATGTTGAGTACCAGCTACAAGCATTGAAGTGCAAGCCACGCGCTCTGACTGAAGTTGAGTTGGCATCTATTGCTGATCTTAAGTCTATGGACGATGTTATGCCTCGCCCAACAGCAGACGCACAGAAAGAACTGCTTGACCGCTTGCGCAACGCAGGTGCGGAGACTGATGACGAGGCTTTAGAAGCTGAGTTCAATATCGCATGATATTATACACAGCAGATTGGCACATCAAGCTGGGACAGAAGAACGTCCCAGTAGCGTGGGCTTTAAACCGCTATGATCTATTCTTTCAACAGGTTTATGAGCTTGAGAAAGAGTGCAATATGCACATTATAGGGGGCGATCTGTTTGATAGACTGCCGAATATGGAAGAGTTGGAACTTTACTTCAAGTTTATTCGAGGAGTAAAGATTCCAACTATCATCTACGATGGTAATCATGAAGCTACTAAAAAGAACAGGACGTTCTTTACGCAGCTCAAGCAAGTATCTAGAGACATCAACCCTCTAGTACACATAGTAGATATATCTTACATTGATGAAGATCTGGGCTTTGGTATCTTGCCTTACGCAGATCTTTATCGTAAAGATAGTATCGAGCAGTTTAACACAAGTCAACCTTTATTTACTCATGTTCGTGGCGAGATACCTCCCCACGTTAAGCCTGAGGTAGATCTACGTAGGTTTGAAGACTTTCCTATAGTTTTTGCAGGAGACTTACACTCTCACTCCAACAGTCAGTTGAATATAGTGTACCCCGGTAGTCCAATGACTACATCTTTTCACAGAAGTATAGTGAAGACAGGTTACTTACTTATCAATGAACAGGACTGGAGCTGGATGTGGGAACAGTTCACTTTACCACAGTTATTGCGTAAGACAGTATCAAATCCAGATGAAATGGTACCAACCGACTATCATCATACGATATACGAGATAGAAGGAGATATTCAAGATCTGGCTAGTGTAAAGAACTCTGATCTCCTGGACAAGAAAGTAGTAGTACGAAAGTCAGAAGCAAGTCTCATCATTGATAAGGATATGTCAATTGATGAAGAGCTTGTAGAGTACCTGACATACATACTAGAAATTAGTGAAGATAAAATACCTGACATAATAGGAACTTATAATGATTACGCTTCAAAAGCTCAAATGGGATAACTGCTTTAGTTACGGTTCTGGTAACGAGCTTGACCTAGACGATAACTGCTTAACTCAGATTATTGGTACTAACGGCATGGGTAAATCATCCATTCCGTTAATCATTGAAGAAGCGCTTTACAATAAGAACTCCAAAGGTATCAAAAAAGCAGACATTCCCAATAGATATATCAACAAGGGATACAACATCTTTTTGTCCTTTACTAAAGATGATAGTATGTATTCGATTACTGTTAGTCGTAAATCTAATATAAAAGTGAAGTTAGAGAAAGATGGTGAAGACATTAGTAGTCATACGGCTACTAATACTTACAAGACCCTGCAAGGAATCATCGGAGTAGACTTTAAAACCTTCTCTCAGCTAGTATATCAGAATACGAATGCTAGTCTACAGTTTCTTACAGCTACAGACTCTAATCGCAAGAAGTTCTTAATCGACCTTCTTCACCTTGAGCATTATGTAGAACTATTTGAGATATTCAAAGAAGCCTCGAAAGAAGCAAGTACGAACAGTACACGTATCTCAGCACAGTTAGCAACCGTAGAGAAATGGTTAGAAGATAATAAATTGAGTGATACCAACATACTACCCTTGTTAAAAGTAGAAAGTAAGTTGGAAGAGTACGAAGAAGGTTTGCGTCATTGGACGAATGAACTTGCAAAATGGTCTGAGAATAATCAGAAAATTACCAAAAATAATGAATATAAACGACAGCTCAGCGCAATAGATATCGCTAGTTTACAGGCTAGTACATTAGTATATATTAAACCTGACGACCTCATCTCAGAGATTGGATCAGTTAGAGCAGTCGCTGCGGGTGCGCAGACAACCTTAGCAAAGCTAGGGAAAGTACATGATCAATGCCCTACTTGTAAGCAATCTATTGACAACTCAGTAGAGAAGTCGATGATTAAAGTAGAGCAAGAGAAATTTGCAGAAGCAAAGGAGAAATTAGATGGGCTTACAGCAGAACTTAAGCGAATTAAAGAAAATAATATACAATTTGAGCATACCAGAAAAGCTATCCGTGATTGGGAAAGCCTGTATCAATCTTACGATAGTAGCATTTCTACACATCATGTGGACAGTGCAGAGCTTGAAGCCAGCGTTCGACACTGTCGTACTGGAGTTCAAGAGGAGAAAGAGGTGGAGCAGGGAATACTCCGAGAGAACACAAAACGTACAAGAAGAAACACAAGAATCCAAGTAATTGAAGAACAGACTGATGAGTTTAAGGCTCAACAGTCACAGTATGCAGACGAACTCGCAGTAATACAAAAGCACGAAAGTAACTTAGACGTTTTGAAGAAGGCTTTTAGTACTAATGGATTGTTGGCATATAAGATTGAGAACCTGGTGAAAGAGCTAGAAGAACTTGCAAATGAGTATCTAGCCGAACTATCTGACGGAAGATTTACCCTTGAGTTTGTAGTATCGAATGATAAACTCAATGTTCAGATTACCGATACTGGTAATGTGATTGACATTTTAGCTCTATCTAGTGGTGAGTTGGCTCGTGTAAATACAGCAACCCTACTTGCAATTAGAAAGCTAATGGGCAGTATCTCTAAGTCAAGAATCAATGTATTATTTTTAGATGAAGTTATCAATGTACTAGATGAGACAGGGCGCGAGAGAATGGTAGAAGTGTTGCTACAAGAAGACTTAAATACTTATATCGTATCACATGGATGGACGCACCCACTCCTTGAAAAGATTGAAGTCATCAAGAACGGAAACGTTAGCGGATTAGAGAGATGAGCGCAGGTAGACGTAGATTATGGTGGAGACACATAAAGGCTAGAGAAGAGGAGGTTGTGGTTGTAGAAGCCAAACCCCAGGAACCAGAAGAAGAGGAAGAAGATGGTAGATTCGAGAGCGAAAGGAGCGAGGGGCGAGTACTTAGTGCGTGATATGCTTCGGGAATCTACAGGATTGAAGTTTGAGAGAGTACCCGCATCGGGTGCTCTTGAATACCTGAAAGGGGACTTATACGTCCCTAATCAGAGAAATCATTTCTGTATCGAAGTAAAGAACTATAAAGACTCACCATTGAGCGACAAGATCTTTACCCAGCCTAAGACTAATAATATTATTCGATGGTGGAAGAAGGTTGTAGTACAAGCGGCAGGAGGCGATCAAAAGCCTATGCTATTTTTTAAATATGATCGATCCAAGGTATTTGTATGTACCGCGCAAAAGCCCGTAAATACTAAACAGTATTTATTCGTAGCTTTTTTAGACTGTTACATACTACTAGCAGAAGATTGGTTGGAAGCAGAAGAAGTGGAGTGGATAGGTGGCTTTTAGTTTTAAACAAGCAACATCAGGCAAACCAGGTAAAACGATTGTAATAGATGCACTCAACCTAGCCTTTCGATGGAAGCATCAAGGCAGAACAGATTTTAGAGACGACTATCTACAAACCGTACGATCTCTTGCACAATCTTATAAGTGTAGTAACATTATTATCACAGCAGACTGGGGTTCTTCAAGCTACAGAAAGGCAATACTCCCAGAGTACAAACAGAATCGTAAAGATAAATACGCAGAGCAAACAGAAGCAGAGAAGCAAGCATTTATAGACTTCTTTGATGAGTATGAAGGCGCACTAGAGCTACTAGCAGAGTCATATCCAGTTCTACGTTACGAAGGTGTAGAGGCAGATGATCTTGCTGCCCACCTCGTAAAACGTAAAGAGCAGTATGGTTTAGATGAGATTTGGTTAGTATCAAGTGACCGAGATTGGGACTTATTGATCCAAGATGGCGTAAGTAGATTTTCTTACGTTACTCGAAAAGAAGTTACAATAAATAACTGGAATGAACACTACAACGTAACTCCAGAAGAGTATATCTCTTTCAAGTGTTTAACCGGCGATAAGGGCGACAACGTTCCAGGCATCAATGGTATAGGGCCAAAGAGAGCTGAGCAGCTTATCGGAGAGTATGGAGATGCAATGACCATCTATGATAACATTCCTATAGATGGTAAGTATAAATATATACAAGAGTTAAATGCAAATGCAGAACTACTCTTGACAAATTATGAGTTGATGGACTTAGTAACATATTGCGATGATGCAATTGGTGCAGACAATGTGTCTGATATAAAGCGGAGAATGACAAATGCAGATTGATTATAAGAGAGACAACTATCTGTCAGAGTTTAGTATTAAAACTCTAGAAGATAGATATATGGTAGAGGGCGAAAATTCCCCTCAAGATGCGTTTGCACGAGCAGCACGAACCTTTGCTGATGATGAAGCACACGCACAGAGATTGTATGATTACGCTAGTAAGCTATGGTTCATGTTTAGTACTCCGGTACTGAGCAATGGCGGCACTAGCCGCGGCATGCCTATTAGTTGCTTTCTGAACTATGTTGAAGATAGCCGAGGCGGTATCACTGGTCACTATACTGAGAATGCGTTCTTATCTAGTGTAGGCGGTGGTGTTGGTGGCTGTTGGAACGATGTACGATCAGTAGGTAGTAAAACCTCTGCGGGGTCAGAGTCAACTGGAGTAATTCCTTTCTTGAAAGTGGTTGACGCAGAAATGCTGGCTTTCTCGCAAGGTGTAACAAGAAGAGGTAGTTATGCAGCATATTTGGATATATCACACCCAGAGATTGAAGAATTTCTTGATATTCGTAAACCAACAGGTGGCGATGTCAACCGAAAGTCTAC